TATCCTAACTCCGGGAGAGTGCACTTTAAAGATTGGTGATCGGGATTGTCCCTCCCGGTACCAATCTTCCCCACTCCACGCCACCACCTGCGTCTTGTACGCCGCCATTGTGGGAGCCTTCTATGGCTCTGAAGCCAATGGCCTGGCTACGCAGGTCCTCTGCACGCTATGGTCCCTCATAGCCGCCCGGAAGTATCAACTTCCGATGTTCGACGCCCACATGCGTGAGGCGGTCGGTCTTTTCAACTTCAAGTTGATTAAGACAGTGCTCTCCAAACCCACCCTTGAAGAAGCCCTAACCTTCTTCAAAGCCAATCGCATACCTGTAGTGGTTGGAGATGCAGTAACCGGAAAGGAAGAACCGGGCACAGTGGTCATAGTGCCCCCTTTCCGAGATGGTGAGCGAGAAATTTGCTTTCACGCAATAACAGTCTCCCCCCGTACCGAGTGGTATCCTCAGCCGATTAGTGGTTCCTCGATGCAGTCCTTCCTTACTGCATACAACAAGATTCGTCCATCTTCCGAATCTGAACTTGCGGCCCTCCAGGCCGAAATTGAACACAATCGCATAGATACCCCTCGACCGTACTCAGTTATTACACCCGGGGATGCCTCACTAGCCGTATCCGCAGTGCTAGCCAACACAATTGTTGACAAAAAATCTCTACCAGTTGCCTATGAGATTGTCAACGCCCTGAAAAAGGGTGAAAAGAGAAAGTGGATACTTGCAGTTAGAGATGGTCTTTGGTCTGCCGTTGAGACTGACCAAGACAAAGAGTGGAAGGTTGGCGATATTTGGAAACCGGTTTACGCCAACGTCAAACCAGTTGACAAGGATCAGCGGATCCGTATTGTCAAGGAAGAGAAACTGGAGGGGAAGATAGAAAAACCCGAGAATGAATACTTTGAGGAAGAAACAGCCGCCCCAACTGATGAACCAACAAGCTACAGCCTCAAAGATTGCCTATTCTCAGGGCAGAAGAAACCAGGGAAACAATGGGCGCTTTCCCGTGGAAAGGTCGTGAACATCGACCTCCAGTTCAAGCTCGGTAAGGTCGGACTTGAAATTATTAGATCTATCTACCCCAAGGAGGTAAGTTATGCAGAGAAGCACCCTTTCGCGGGGTACTTCGTGGAGACATATGGCCATCCCACCTTACGCTATTTGGTCAACCACCTTGTTCTCCAGTGCTTCAGCAATGTTTATCGGCATCAGAATTGCTTCGAAGCCCAAAAACCAGCCCTGGTCGCTGATTGCGGATCGAAATACCATCAGCTTGTGAATATGCTTCCCCATAGCGAGTATGAGCTACACGCCTACCGCCCTGAAATTTTCACTTACGACGTCGTGTATAATCGCGAACGTTCTAAATTGTTACCCCCATCATGGAAGCTTTATTCACGAAAAGTCGAAGACGCATGGTCCGAACACCTCAATTTACCTGTAGGTGCGGATTTAGTAGCAGTAGATACCATCTACTATCCGGGTGTGCGAGCTTGCATAACAGCTCATTTGCACCGAAACCCCGACTCTGTAGCCCATGTAGTCTTCACGGCATACGCCCAACTCCCAGGACACTATTCATACATAGATGGAGAGGGATCGTATTGCGTTTACGAGAAGGATGCAGAGCATCCCTCGTTTTTGGGGAAGAAGAAGGAACTTTGGGTACGAAATATGCCCAATAAGAATGAACGATACGAACATCGATTGTTCGACTACTCCCCCTATGCTTCTCAAGATGCCGCGGACTGTAACGGCATAGCATGGAAGGAGGTTTGTAGTTACCACATCGGAAACCAGGCCCGATTGGTGTACGTTCAACTTAGGAGCGTTGATAACCGAGCAACCATTGATCCTAAGGTAAACTTCGATCGCCCCGTGAGCGATGAAGTATCAGACCGCCACTTCTTTAATGAGGAACTCTATGGGCAGGCACTGGCCTATTTTGAGTTTAAGAAGTTGGAGAAAATCACTGCGTCGGACAGGCTTTCAGCCGCTTGCTACGTTCACAGCAAGGCGCAGATCTTCGTTGTATCCGATATGCAACAGGAGATGACGCACCGTAACGTTCTTTACGCTGCGTTTGATTGGATCCGCCGGGTCGAGGAGAATAAAGAGAAAGCACGGCTAGCTACTCTCCTCGAGAAACGACCCGTTGAGCGGTTTTTGCGAGCCCAGTGGCAGGCCCTGATGGTGCGCTTGCCTAATATATATACCATTGAATGGTATCTGGGCGCATTCGTGGCAGTTTGGCTAATCCTCCACGCCGCGATGCCCTATTATCACATTCTACACCTTCTGGTGATAATATTGGCCTCGTTATGTTTGCAGCCTTGGGCTGCTCAAGCCACGATCTGGGTGTTTGAAGCATGTTATCCCTTCTGGCAGTGTATTTTCTGGTTACTTTATTGCTTTGCGGCCGGATTTATCATTTGCTTAGCCCTGGCAATACGACGAAAGTACCACCAGCAACCCAAACGGCATGCATCGATGAATGAGTATCATCGATTCCACAATCTAGTCAGCGGTATCCAATTGCGAGACCTAACCCCTGACCAATGGGCCGACCTCAAAACCCCATTCAATAAATCCTTGAAGATTGTGGGCACCCTAGCCTCGGTACTCAAACTGGCTCAGGACGCCGTGACGCACTTCACGGTCCCTAGATTTGTCCACAGTGGGTTTGAGTTTACAAGTGAGTTTGTGCGCACCACACCGAGCATGATGAAGAAGACGGTGGTTAACACTCTTCATGCCCTGTTTGTGCGCCAGTGCGGCCACTATCACAGACCGGAAAAGGTGATAGTTAGAAAATTTCTTAAATTCAGCCAGCACATTATCGATACGGAGATAGCCCCAAAGATCCTTACTCAGCTGACGGAATACAACATCCACCAGCATCTCAGCAAGTATGAGACGGCAAAACGAGAGGACTATAAGAAGCATTGGAACCAATTTATGGAGGATTTTGGTGTAAAGCATACAGCAGAATGTATGCAGAAATCGAATGAGTTGAATTATGGCGAGACTGCAAAACCCCGATTTCTTTTTAACCCTAGTGGTTCCGTTAAAGTGCTAGGCACTTACATGAATGCTTACTATCTCGATCGATTGAAGGGAGAAGATTGGTTAGGAATAGGCCTAAACACAGGCGAGCTATGCGACAAGCTCGAACGCATTAGACTACCAATCGCGGACTCCATCCCCGTTACTTGGGATGGGTCGAATCATGATGGTCATCAGTATGAAGAACTGATTGATGGTATTGATGGTTACCTATTTAAGAAGACGTTCCATCATGTTCTCCCTTACCTGGTATCCCTCCCACCTGGTCTCTACGACCAGTACATGAAGATATTGACAGCCTCATCCACTAAGTTCTGGATCTCCTATAAAAGACAAGGCACTTATCTTCGTATGGTTAATGGAAAAATCAAGGGTACCACTTTTTCGGGTCATCCGACACGCACGACATTGGGGAATTCGTTGCGGGTCTATCTTTATTCCAGGTTCGTATCTGCTCGCGCCGGGATAAAGACATCGGTTATGGTGGCCGGGGATGACGTTATATGCTTCGTGGGGCGCCAAGATTTGGGGCGCTTCCGAAAGGCATTCGACCGTTTGTACATCGATGGTTCGGTTGTCCAACCCAAGGACAAATGTACACACGGCTTAGGACAGGTAGCGAAGGACTACAAAGAGAATTACGATCAGACCTTTGAGTTCCTTTCGAAGTATGGTATGGTGTACCACGGCAGGGTTATTTTGAACCGCCGTATTGAACGTGCACTCCTGTCCGGCAATGATACTTGTAAAGTGAATCGGAAATTCACTAAAGCCCATTTTAATTGGGCTATTACAACCAGCCTCGCCTCATGGGCTCGGGGATGGCCCGTTGTGAAAAACTATATCACTGCCCGCACGCAGTCTCTAGTGCATTGGGTGCCACAAGCATGGCAGAGACTGAGCAAAACGCTGAGGAAGGCGCTGGTGGACGTAATGGGTTACAAATTTCTCACCCAGGTTAACCATTACGACTACACACCGGTGTCAGATGCCTTCTATTTGATGTTCAACCCTCGCATCTTGACTTTGATGGAGGAAGATGTGCGTTTTGCGCCACAGTATTTCGTTGATTTATATGATCGAGCCCCAATGAAAAAATCTAGCTTTAATGAATCAACGAAGACCAAATCAACAACGAAGACTAACTCTACGTCGACCGCGCCGACCTCGAATGCGAAGAGGCGGCAGAATTCCAAGGCCGCTGGGGCGGCCTAATAACAGGCGCCTGAGGGGCGCCAATTACATTCGGGATGCTCCCCGAATTAATTCCATGAACCCCGCCACACAGGTGGCCGTACCGATAAGCATGACCAATTTGACAAAAGCCTTGGCTCTCACTCATAGTGAGTTCTACGGTACGATAGCAACTACTGCTACCACATTTACAGTGCAGGCTTCAATCACGGCTCAACCAGGACTCAACACTTCCTTTCCTTGGTTAGCCAATATCGCCGCCAACTACGATAAGTATCAGTTCACAGAACTGTACCTGCACTACGTCCCTTCATGTCCTACCTCTACACCAGGGACCATTTACTTCGGGTTCGATCCCGACGTGCTCGATGCTGGACCCATTGAAACCTCGGACATGCTCCAGTATCAAGTCAATCACTCAGGCTCTCCCTTTTTAGAGCATATCATGCACGTCACACCCGACATCTTGAACAAGAAACTGTTTACTCGAACAGCTAACCAGGTCATTTCTCAAGCTGACCTGAAGACCTATGATATAGGTAAGTTTTACGTGGTAACAGATCAAACCACCTTTCCAACGGCTTTAGGGTTCATAAAGCTCTGTTATACTGTCAAGTTCTTCAATCCGCAGCCTAGGGCAGATGGCTATATTGGGAACTCATGTGTATATAATAGTATAAGCGGAGCTTTGTTCGATGCTGTGGTTGTAAATAATCTGCCTCTTCAGATTCCCACAGTAGCAGATACCAACGGCATAACCATCAAGACAGCCGGTATCTATGAAGTTTACGGGTTTATTTTTGGTAGTGCAAACATTACCATGTCCACCGTCACAGGCGGAGTTGCGCAGAATCTCGCCACTGCCTCCGGAACTGTGACTTGTGCTTTTTACAACGTCTTGACCGTAACTGGTCCAGGCACCTGGAGTGCTCAGACCACCAATCCAGGTAGCGTCACCATCACCAAGGTCTTGTAGTCTGAACGGTCGGCAGGCGCCCACGGTTGTGGGGGCCGGAGTCTTCGAGACACGATTGAGTTCGTGGGGTTTGTTTACTTTAGCCTTTGAAAAGTAACTTTCACACTTTGATACAACC